CATCATGATCAAGATGAATCAGATGTAACTGCAGAACAACTTCCTTGGGCTCAAGTAATGTATCCCGTGACTGCTGGAACTGGTCATGGTGGTTCATACCAATCACCTGCTATCAAACAAGGTAGTTTTGTTTTTGGTTTTTTTCTTGATGGAAAAGATCAACAGACACCTATTATTATGGGTTGTCTTGGTAACAATGCTAAGACTAAACTTGAGAGAAAAATGGGAACCGAGGGTAGTGGAGGAAAGAACTTTACTCCAGTAAGTTTCTTCGCTCAAATGTTAGATCCAGAACCTAACGAACAAAAGAAACTTAAAGACGCAGATCTCGCACCAAAGCAAGCAGGGAATGAAGCATATGCTTCACCATCAAAAGAAAATGTAACGAAAGAATCATCAGATGCAAATAATTTAAAGACCACTGCTGATGAAAAGAAAGATGCAGTTTTAGAGGAAGAACATGCACTTGGTTGCCCTAATCCAGACACACAATCAGATACAAAAAATATACAGACTGTCATAGGAACATTGACTGCTAAGATAGAAGAATTTCAAAATTCATTAAGAGACGCTGATATCGCTGCAGGTCTACCAGTCGTGCAGAACAATAAAGACATAGATGAGGCTATAGAAAAAGCGTCTGAAGAGATGGCAAAATATATGAAAGGCACGATGAATAAACTTCAACAGTTTGTGACTAAGGAGTTTAATGAAAAACTTGCACCAGTAGAAAATCTTACTCCCCCTTCACATACCTTAGATGTATTAAATAAAAAAGTAGAGGGGTTAGAAAAAATCGCATGTATGTTTAATGGTATGGCAGGTCTTGCACTCGCAGGATTAATTGCTGCTGCATTGAAAAAAGCCTTCAATAGGAAGAAAAATAAAGCAGAGGAAGCAGCTTCTAATGCAGCAACATCTGAAGCAGGAGTTGTTGGTGTAAGCACATCAGCAGTGATACCTAGTGTTCCTACTTTAGATACATCTGGTTCTAATGATGTTCCACCTCCAACTCCTGATGGATTCTATAGACCCACACCACTCTGCGAAACTGAAGAAATTATTGGTGAAATATTAGGTGCAAATATCAACACAATCATGTCAGGATTTGATAGTGCCATTGGGCCTGTGATCGATGAAATATCAAACTCTTTAGGAGGAACATCTACTGAGTCTGGATCAGAAAACAAGGGAGTGATTGATAATGCGATAAGTGAAAACAATGTTTTAGCATCTCTATCTTCTGGTGATTTAGTTTTAAGTATAACTCAAACTGTGGCAGATAAAGCAGGATTGAATCCTAATACTGTTGGAGGTGCAAATCGTTATTGGTCAGATGGCACTTGGGGTAGTGGATTACTTTCATTGATTGATTCTGCTGGTCAAAACACACCAGATAATCAACAGTTGATCGCGGATGCACTATTATTAATTGATGATAAATCAAATCCAGATGGTATAGCAGCAGGATTAGCATTAACTTCAAATATATTAGGTGTTGATGAGAATCTTCTGGGTGGAATTGGTCTTGCTTTTGGAGCAATAAGGTCTGGTAATATTCCTAATTTAATCGCAGCTGCTGGTAGTTTAGCAGCAACTAATCCAAGAATTTTAAATGCCATTGCTGGTAGAGGTGCTGCTCTTGGTGGATCAATACCTAGTGGTTTGGGATTAGGTGCATTGGGTGGTATGAATTTTGATATCGCATCTGCACTAGGATTTGTAAATTCAATTACTAAGATATTTAATTGTGATCCTGATCCAGAATGTTCTCCAAATGATACTTTTACAATGCAAAATGGTGGTGGATCATCTGGTAATCCTAGCACTTCATCTATCGCAGAGTCTGCAAAAAATTCTTCAAATTCTGTCAAAGAGAGAAAATCTTATGGAACTAGTGTTGAGAAGTTGAGTTCTAGTAAAGAAGGTGTTAAAATAAAGAAAGTATTTGCTAAACCACAATTTAGAACTAAAGATTTAACTAATTTAGTTGGATATGTAAATGGGAAACCATATTACGGTGACTTCCACATTCATGAGAGAGAGGATGGATCTATAGTTAAAATGGTTGGTGTAGCACACACAACGACACCTCACTCCGTTATATTTGATACAATCAAAGAGAGTTTAGAATAATGCCAGTAACACAAACGTCATTCGATAATATTAAAGTAGGATATATCAGTGAAACTGCTGGATATGTTAAGGGTATCTCACTTGCTGATGCAAACGAGTATGCGAAATTAAATCCAGATACAGAATTTATTTTTATTGACGGTGATGAAAAGGTTAGATTTTTGACAATTAATGAGGTCAACGGATTAACTCCCAAAAATCTACTGAGATCCGATCCTTGTTTAACTGGAGATCAACCTTGCGGCCCACCAAAACTTAAATTTTTTGGAGGTGGTGGAATCGGTGCGGAGGCAAATCCAGTTGTCGATGGTAGTGGTAATTTAATCGCTGTTGATTTAGTTAATGGTGGTTTTGGATATAAAATACCACCACAAGTTCAAGTAATTGATCCATGTAATAATGGTAGTGGTGCTGTTCTTCAGACAATTTTAGGAACTGGTGATTTAACTGGTGTTGTTGTTCGAGTAATTATTAAAGATAGTGGTCAGGGATATCTTCCACCACCACAAACAGTTCCTCAATATCCTGCTGTTTTAGAACTCACAGGTGTGACTGTCACAAATCCTGGCTTCAATCATAATTGTGGTGTTGATAAGATAGAAATCATACCAAGTAATGGTAGTGTTCTTTCCTATAATTGTGATCCTTTCGGAAAGATAAAATCAGTATCCGTTGATAAAGGAGGTAGATTTACAGAACTACCACAAATTAGAATGAATACAGAAACTGGAGTTAATGCCACTTTTGTTCCTAATTTTGATATTATTCGTGATCCACAACCAGTTGATCCAGTGTTAACAGACGTAGTTCAAGTATATGATCTTGTTGGGTTAAATATAAATGGTTATGTTGATGGTAAACCTTACTATGGAAATGTATACTATGTAAATGGTATCAGATATGCAGGAACATCAGCACAAACATCTGGAACTAATATCGTGGTTTATGATACTCAACTTGCCAGTGTTCAAAAAAGACTTGATACAGTTAGACCAGTTACTACAGGTGATGTGGAAGCAGAGGAACCAGTAACAGAGACTGAAACAAGACAGGATACTATAGAGGCCATAAGTTCTCCATCAAGAGGAAGTTACTCCACTACACCAACGAGTGCTCCATCCACAACACCAGCGACCAGCACACCAAGCACAACACCTGCAAGTGGAGGTGGTTATACAACTCCATCTACACCTGCACCTGCACCAACTACACCATCAACACCAGCACCATCTACACCTAGCACACCTAGCGGTGGTGGCGGTGGCGGTGGATACGGAGGAGGATACTAATGTCTGAGAAAAAGAATTTTTGGGGCCAAGTAATCAGTGCCATGAATGGTGCGATTACCTTTGGTAAAATAAGCAAAAAAGGTGATGTTACTTCAAGTCTTCACCTTCAAGCACTTGATGGGAGACATTTCATGTCATTTGATGAGGATGGGCCTAGAACAGGATTTACATTATTAAATTCACCAGGTTCAACTTTTATTGAGAGTGGTGATGATTTAACTCAGGAGCAAATAGGAGTCATGATTCTTTCAAAGAATGGTGACATACATCTTAAAGCAACTAAGGGTAAGATCAAATTAGAAGCTCTTGATATTGAACTTATTGCGAATGGTAACTCCCCACAAGGTGTAATTTGGGCAAATGCATACGAGACCTTGAAACTTGACTCAAAAAATGTTACAATAGATGGAAAGCAATCTTTGAAGGTTATGACATCAGGTTTGTTAGCATTAAGAGGAAGTCTTGGCATGCAGATGCTATCACCTTTAATTGAGGGAGTCTCTCGTGCATTGACGAAAGATAAATTACCAGAACCAGCAGAAACAGACTCAAGGAGTATCTAATATGGCATTTGCATTCGACGAATTATTCGCATACGGTGGGCAACTTATTGTTGCTGCTAAAAAAAGAGTTCCTAAAGCATTAGGAATAGGGAAGCAAAAGATAGATCACTCTGCATATATTGAGGGTAATACTCAAATAGGAAAAGTAGATGCTTTTTCTTCTGCTGATGCCACTTTAATGGTGGGAAGGGAAAACACAAAAGGAACATCTAGAGCACTTTATACAAAAGGTAATGTAAGAATTGAAGGTGATGGTGATACTGTTGATGCTTTGACTGTCAGTGGAGGTGGTATTCATGCTGCTACATTTTATGGTTCTGGTTCAAATACAGTTTATATTCATGGTGATTTACATGTAACAGGTTCGACGGATACTGGTAATAAAGGTAGACTCGCTTCTAGATTTGCAACTGCTGATTCAAAACCAAAACCTTTTGATATTAAACATCCAAGTAAAGAGGGATGGAGACTTAGATATGCTTGTATTGAAGGCCCAGAGGTTGGTGTATATCATAGAGGAAGAGTTAAGGGTCAGAAAATAATAAAATTACCAGATTATTGGAAAGATCTCGTGGATGTTGAGAGTATATCAGTTCAGTTGCAACCAATTGGTGCACATCAAGATATTATTGTAAAAAGATGGGATGAAGAATTTATTTACCTACAAGCACAAGGTGGTATGCCTGTAAATTGTTTCTATCATGTATACGCAGCAAGAAAAGATGTGAACCCATTATATGTTGAGTATCAAGGTGAGAGTTGGAAAGATTATCCTGATCCAAACTTTAATCCAGAGACTGCACCAGAGAATCCAAACTATAATGATCCAAACTATCGACCTAAGAGAAACATCATAACAATTTGAAGAAATTAATTTATATTGAGGAGAATTTTATTTCTCCTAGTCAATGTCAGCAGATAATCAATTATACAAACGAATCTCTTGGAATTATGACCGCTATAGGTCATAGTGAGGATACTATTCCTTCTTTTGAACCTCAAGAGGATGATTATGACTTTGCGGGTCATCATGCAAGACAAGATGAAATGTTAGATGATGCTAATTATCAAGGTCATGCTGATTTTTTAGACACAACTGGAGAAACCTCAGAATTTTATACGAGAGTTGTTGATAAAGTTACTCGTGTTTGTAGATCATTCGATGATCGGGCCAATCCAGATTATGTGGGTGTCATTAGATGGAAACCTAATACTTTTATGAAACCTCATTATGATAGTTCTGCAAAAGAAGGAATTTATGATCTATTCGCTGCACTTCTTTATCTAAATGATGATTTTGAAGGTGGTTATACAGGATTCAAAGATTTTGAAGTCAAACCTAAAACTGGTAAGTTATTAATTTTCTCTAATTCACAGTATAAACATCATGTGACTAGAGTAGTGGGTAAAGATCGTTATGCTCTTTCTTTTTGGTATAATAGTTCTACAAATAATCATCAATCTGACTGAAAATAGGTTCCCAGTCTATTTTTCTTCTGAGAACGACTGCTATATCGTCTATTTGCTCATCAGTTAACTCTTTTCCTTGTGCCTCTGCTCTTCTTTGAACCATTTCATTGAGGTTCATTCTCAAAATATTGCAATCATAGATCGCATATTGATTTAAGGGTGATGCCATTGACAAATAATTATCTCTATGATATACTTATGTTATTATGAAACCAACCACTAATGAATGATGCGTATTTGACACGTTGTGTCGTTGATCCACTCAAGCGTAAAATTTATCTGTATTCTAGTGAGG